TACAAATAGAACAAAGACAATCATCAGTTTTAGGAACTCTAAACATAATGTGATTTCCAGAGCAACAATCTCTATCACCACATTTCATACAATTATCACAAACCCACTCTTTTTGATTACGACATTTGACGAAATCTTCAAGAGTATAGTTTTGAAGAAGATTAGTCATTTCAGGTGTCTGTGTGTATAAGAGTATTATAGGGCATCCAGAGGCACCCAGAGCGTCCCCTGTGCCAGTTCTTCAAGTGTCCTCACCCAAGTTCTTATAAATCGCATCCACCCATATCTTATCAAAATATTTCCGTTCTTCATCAGTAATCATATTTGCTCTCATATACTCTTCAAAGGTGATGTTATTATCATCCAAGTATTTTTGGAGTTCTTCAATACTATACATTCAAATAAACCTCAAAGGTTATTTTATTCATATGGTCTCCAAATTCCATATTCATACTTGATACTTGAGCATCACCATTTTTGATTTTTTCTGCTACTTGTTGAAATGATGCTTTCAAATCATCAAGGTCATAAGATTTGAGTGTTGGGGGTTTTGGTTTCTCTACTGGTTTTGGAGGTTCTGGTGGTTTTGGATTGTAGAGTTCATTATATTTTTCAATTAGAGGATTAGTCATTTCTCACACCGATGTAATGGAACACGAAGAAACTGAAAGAACCTTCCAGTCCATCCTATCATATCTCCGCATTTAGGACAACAATATGATGGGTAGGTCATCCTCCCACATCTCCACTCACTACAATAGGTTCTACATCACCACAGACAACTTCTGCGTTCATATTTTCCATAATAACAGACACCTTATCCATAACTCTTTCTCTGGTTTCTTGTGTCCAAATGCTATTTCCAACGACATTCAAACTTTTATAAAGAGTATTATGGATTACCATAAGGTCTGCTGCTGATAGTTTAGTCATTTATCTTTCCAAGTAAAGTCAAGAAGTAGATTAGTAAAATATCTCACAATAAGATTTGGTTTCTTTTCCAGATACACTTTGATGTTTGGTTTGATGTCCCAGTATCCTACCACATCTTTACCAATTCTAAATTCTGTAGTCCAATCTACAGCACTACTCACACCAAGAGTAGAACAATCTAATTTACCTATTGTAAGTTTGAGTGGGAATTGTCCGTGTTCCTTTGCGTATTCAAAGTTCTCAATAATTCTATTGAACTTTGTTTGATACTGATACTCTTGAGTATATCCAAGTTGATTAAACTTTTCTTTTACTGTCTCAATTCGTTTATCAATCTTCTCATCAAACTCTTGTGAGATTTCTTCTAATGACTTGCGTGGTAGTTCAAATTTGAGTTCTTGTGGTTCATTTGGAATAGTGAAGTATTCTTTGAGAAGTTCATACTTTTCGTTGTCTTCACTCGCATTAGAATACAAACTCATACACTCAAAGACATTTCGCACATCTTCAAGAGTTTGAATTTTACTTGTATCAAGTTTGTAAGATAGTGGTTCAGTCATCGTTCAGCAACCACCACAAAATCATCCATAGAAATACTCCTCTTACTTTTAGCAAGAACTCCTTGATTTGGAAAATAAGGAACTGCTACAAGATTATAGCAGGGTCTCAACTGCTCATAAAGAGTATAAAGGTGTCCATCTTTCTTGTATCGGTAGAGTTTCATAGTGCCTCCACATCATCAGCAATCTCATTCAGTTCTTGAGCAGTATGAGTAAGCCAAGGTTCATTTGCAAGCACTCCATCTCTATGAATGAGAGAAGAAATCACACGAATAGAAGATGCTAATGCTTGTTTCATATCATCGGTGGGTTCTACAATCAATTCTGCTTTGAATGTTTCCCAGATTTGATGTGCGGTATTCGTCATCATTGTGGTTCTCCAAAAAGTCCAGTGTATCCAGTGGAATAAGATGTTTCGTAGCAACCATCATCATAACCCATTTGATAGATTTTTTGGGCAAACTTCAAGAGGTCTTCTTCATCACATTCCCAGTAAATGTCGTGTGTTGTTTTACTTATGTGTCTATCAAACCCATAGGTGTTAGCAAGTTTGAGGACTTCTTCATTTAAAATCATTAGAGTGCCTCCAATTCCTCACACAATTCTAACACATCAGCACACATAATCACACCAGGGCTTTGTTGGAGTTGGTTGATTGTCTCACGGAGAACAGAAGCAATAATCTTTCTACTATCCTCATCCAAATAAGTAGCAAAATCCTCCACAGGGGTCATTAGTGCTTCTGAATACCCGTTGATGTAAGTATCCCAGATTTTTTGTGCTCGTTCAGTCATTTCATTCCAATCAGTTTAGCAAAATCAGGAGTGATGGTAAGGTTTTGTTCTTTTACAAGATTACGAACTTCTTTACGAAGATGAAGATACTTGTCTCGGTATTCTGTGAGATACTTTTGTGCTCGGTTCTTTTCATCAAAGTCGCACTGGTGTTCATAGGTTCTATCATATCTCATTTTTTTAAGTCATCCAAACAAGCAATAAGTTTTACGATGTGATAGTTTTCTTTGAAATGCTCTGTGTTATTCAATTCCTCATAGGCATCTTCTATTGTAAGGTAAATGACTTGATTGGTCTTGTGTAAATCAGCATAGACCTTACCATCCTGCCTCTTCAACATAATCACATAGAATTCAGTCATTTCAGTTCCTCTTCATCTTGTTCAATCTGAAAGATAGCATTTAGAAACTCCAAAGCATACTTACCCACAACCCAGGCATCTTTATCCTCAAAGAACCGATCACCAATGGTTCTCATATTATAGCATTCTTTGTCTTTATCAAAGAAAGCAATCACATAACAATACTCTTTTTCAGAACCATTATCACGATGCCACCTAACGAGTTCATACTTGTTGTTGAATTTGCTCCAACGAAACTCTATGTTACGAAATCTCATTCTTCTTCCTCTTCATAGGGAAAGAGAGCATCATACTCTTCATCAGTTAGAGTGAGATACTGGACATCAGCATCTCTATGTTCTTCGGCATACACCAACTGATAGTGAGCAAAACTGCTTTCAGAAGTGCTAGCGTATTCTACGACACCATCAACAAGGCATAGGTAGTTCATTCGCCAATCTCCATAATCTCAATAACAGATTTGATCTTTTGTAGATCTTCTAAACGTACCTCAATCTCATCATATTCTTCACAAAATTGCTCCATACGTTCTTGATGCCCCTCATCATCGTAGTTGGTTTCTTCACGAATTTCCCATTCTACATCAGATAGACGTGCTCTGGTATCATCAATGAAGTATTCAAGTGTATCAATCAAAGACATTAGAGCACCTCCCAGTGTGCGTCAGATTTATCACCGAAACGATTAGTACCAGTTCTTGTACTAACCCAGAAAAAATATTTACGATTTTCTGATGCCAAGAACAACTCACCACCAGTGTCTTGCTCCACAGTACATACAGGATTATTGCCCATAATGTTTGCTAACCTATTGACTGCTTTTTTACTTTTAGGTCTGACTGTGACTTTGCGATTCATTAGTCTTTTGAATATAGTGTTATTATACAGCAGATATCGGATTTTTGAAACCCTTATGGGACACTTTCTCAACCGTCACACTTGCCTTTTCTTTTCATTCTATTTTTAGCCCATAATTCTTTCAAATGCTCTTTATTTTCTTCCTTCCATTTTTTGATTTTATCTTGATTATTTTTTCTCCATTCTTTCATATATTCTTTTCTTTTTTCTTTTATTTTTTGCTGATATTTTCTATCTCTTTCTCTTTTTGCTTCCCGTTTTTCCTCATCAGTAAAATATTTTTTATTTGGTCTAATATCAGTTCTATTTTTCGCTGCTATACTTTGTTTCTTTTTAGTTTCCTCTGATGGAAGAAATCCTCTACATCCTTCTCCACCAATTGTTGAATTGTATCCATTATGATAAGTATCATACTTATCAACATAAAATATTTCTTGTTCGTTCAAAATACAAGTATCATATTCATCAACAATCCCATAAATGAAATTATTCCATCCATATTTTCTTACGGCACGATAAAACTTATTATTTACACCTCTACTACAATCGTGCCTGTGCTGACCCTTTCTTCTTTCTTCAAATACAGTTTGCCCTATGTATTTTTTCCCAGTAGGAATACAGTGATAGCAGTAAATTACTCCTTTCATTCTACTCTAATTTGCTCGCAATAATATTTATAATACAAAGGAGGGACTTTCACCCTCCTCCTGAAAAGTGCGAGCAAATCAGGTATTGTTATTTAGGTTTTTTTTTCAAGAGCAATCTCAAGTTTCAGTTTACGAATACCAGTTACAAAGTAAGCAAAATCACGAGTTTCTGTAATAGGTTTGATTTCACCACATACACCACACTTTGACTCATAAACAGAGGAGCACCCTACAGAATATACTCCATACTTCTTCCCACAGTCAAAACAGGTATTGTAGGCAGTTTCAAGTTTCTTCAGGAGTGCCTTCTTCTCTTTGAGATTCATAACGCAGTTCAACAAGAGGTTTTTTGTCTATGAGGTAATCATACAGCATCTGGGCAAACCCGTAGTGGGGTCTTGTGCCAGTTTCAATACTGGTTGAAGTGGCAACCGTCCACATAATGTCAAGGTTAAGTTTATCAGGTAAAGTCTTCATCATCTAATTCTACATCATCAATAAGTTCTTTAAGTCTATTCATAAAGTCTTCATCCATAGGTATCAACTTCTCTTCACCTCTATCAATTCTATCACACATTTCCATCAGGTATTCTAGAAACTCTTTAGGATATGTTTCATCAAGATTGATAGAAGTCCAGAACCACTGATAACATTCTTCATATGGATCATCATCTTTCAGTAGAGCATAGTTCTCATAGTTTCCGCTGATGAGGTCACGCCACATCTTGAAATTGTTCCAGATTTCTCTCCAACCAGTCTGGAAACAATGTCCGAAGTAATACTCAAACCAATTCAGTTTCGTCTTCATCTACTTCCTCCAAATGATCCCATCTCCAAGTGCGGGAAAGCAAATCAATATCAAACCCAAACTTATATGCCCAGAAGAGAATGCCCAATAGACCATTACTTCCCATTGTAATCTGAAGATAAGGTGAAGAAGGGAAGTCATTCCAACTTACAGAAAACTGAAACAAACTCCATCGTTTGATGTTTAGAATTTGAGCATACCAATCTGTTCCAAAATCTTCTCTTTTTGAAAATTTAATTAATTTCATATTAAATTTACTTTTTTACATTATATCATAAATGACTTACAAAAACAATACCTTTATGATTTTTTGAAAGATTTCTATGGACATTGAGGACACTACTATATAAGTATTCATTTTCCCTACACCACAATTTCAAACATTCAACTATTAAAACTTTCCCGTCTTCAAAAATTAATTTCCAAGTTTTTGTTTTTGGATTATCAATTCCTTGCGTTCTTTTTTTACTTTTTAATCCTATTTTCTTTTTTGTATCTTCAGTATGCTTTCTTCCATAAAAATGATTATTTTCTCCCTTTATTTTATTTCGTTCTTCTTCATTCCATCTTTTTAATTGTTTTTGTCTAATTTTGTTTTTACGGTTTTCTGTATGCTTATATCCACTACACCCATCACCACCATCAGTTCTATTATGAAGAATACCTGTTCCCAAATCTTTTCTACCAAACACGGCAATCATATAAATTTCGTGTTGAATTGATTGCTCTTCTGTTAGATTTTTCTTTAAAAAAAGTATTCTATCTTTTGATGGAACAAAAATCCTATGTTTTTTTCTATCAAATGCTCTACGTTTTTTACCTTTTCCAATATAGTAAGGCGTCCCATCTTCACGCAAGTAAGCGTAAGTGTAGTATTCCATCTTGCTTTAATTTAAGTCGCAATACTATTTATACAAGAAAAGGTGCCCGAAAGCACCATTTCTACCTGAAAAATGCGACTTAATCAAGCATTATTATTTATCAGTCATCTTTAAATCCATCTTCAAAGTCAAACCATTCATAGAGAGAGTTCATCGCACCATCTACCACACAATCAACCACAGCATCTTGGTGTGGATTCTCTACGTGTTTATGAGCACGATTGTAACCATAACGGACACCTTCTTCCAGTGCCATTTCCAATACCTTACGGAAGTTGGGTTTCATATCAATAAGGAAGAGATTTCAGACCATCCAGAACTTCCTGAAAGCGTTCGGCACGACTCTTGTGGTGCTCTACATTCTCCTCAAGCACACTCACAATATCGTCCAGGACAACATCCAGAGACGCATCAGTATCAAAGTATTGTTGGATTGCTTCGGCAAGATACCGCCGCCGACTCCATTCCATACTATAGGGTTTGTAGTCCATAATAATGGGTGTATATGGGTGTATTATAGAGTATCTAGGTCTGGTTGTCAAGATCTAAACATTTCTCAAACTTATCTCTTAACTCATTAAGTTTAACCTGATGTTGAAACTCCATAATGTGATCCTTTATTTCTTTCTCAGCATCGGTCAGTTCTAAACGATACTTGAGTTTAATATCAACAAGACGCACCATTTCCATATAGAATTCTGTGCCCTTATGAATAAACTCCTCGTATTTCAATCTCTCTGCCTCCAGTCATCTGGTTTATCTCTATCTTCGGTCCACCAGTCAACCATATCATCTACACTATCAAAACCACGTTTGCCGAAACGGTCTAAACCAGTTCCACCAATATCAAGTTGGTTCAAAAAATCATCCATATCTCCTTCACGCATGTTAGGATTCTCTGCAGTCCTTCTTGCTTGACGGAGCATGGTAGCAGCAGAGCGATTTGCTTTTGCAAGTTTCTCTGCCCAAATCATATCTTCTAAACTTACCTCTTCATGTTTAGCAATTCGCTCACAAATTGCTTCAAGACGAAGACGGTATTGTGTAGAGAGCATATCATTCTCCAGATATACGTTTATTTATTTTTAGATTGTAACTCATCCATCAACTCCTTTGCAAGTTGATTTGAGCGTCTCCACATTGAATACTTTGCCCAAGGTGTTCTTGGATTATTTTTTAACCACCAGACTTGTCTGATAATTCTGTTTTTTGTAATATCAAAAATATAAACAAAGGCATCAGCAACATTCTTGTCGCTTATAACAACATAAACGACTATTGCAAATATTGCAAACCAAGCATAATAGGTCATCGTCTAAGTAGTTTTAGATATTCTAATACATGCTCACGAACATCCATGAGTTCGTTGTAACATTTTTGATTATGAGCACACTGACGAAGTTCGTGGTCTGGTTTATGCACACTTTCAATAAACAGATCCAGTCCTCGGTTCCATTTGATGTCTGGTGCTTCATCCATAAAGTTCATGCAATTTTTACTATTTAACCGAAAAATTGATCCACGGTTGTGGTCGCTTTCTTTCCTGCTTTGATCTGTTTTGAGATGTAAGACTTAGCAGTTGAATAGTTGTTTGCTAGATGAACCTGCTGCCCATTGTGAATAATAATAAACTTTTTACCATAAGGAACTGCTGCCCACATTCCATCTTTGGTTACATAACCATTTGGGTCTCCTGGTTTCGGATTAAGAACACCAGGGCGATCAATAAAAGGTTTCTGAAAACTTTCAGTCATCCGAAAATAGCAGTTACACTAATGACTTTAGCACTTGGGTTGCGAGCAAGGGCAGTTTGCTTAGCATCGTTATAATCACGTGCCTCAACAATCTCATCAAAGACCTTACCAGCAACGTAGAGTTGGACTTTGCAGCGCATGGAAGTTTTCCGTTTACTGGGTTATTATACTACACAAAAGAGGACTCTAGAACAGTCTGAGGACGGTTTGCAAACTGGTCCAGAAACTCTTTCGTAAGGTCATCATACATGACTACCGTGACCATCTGAGCATAGGGGTTTCCTGCTATCTTCAGTTTATTCAGATCACGAATGAACTTACGAGTACATTTATCGTGCTGCTTCTTACCTTCAAAAATGTACAACATAGGGTATTCTGTATAGACACCATCTTTTATCTTAGTCAAATCAAAGAAGATCTTTTCTTCAGTAGTTCCAGACTTGTCTCCACCTTTCAACTCAATATAGTGTCGAATCTCAGGACAGAAACCATCGACAAGAAAATACTTAAATCCATCTTCAAGGTATTCTTCATTAGGAGTGATTCTAACACAACCCTCATACTGAACATCTTCAGTCAGACATTCTTGAATGGTTTTCACCAGCGAGTAACCAAAAGACTCAAAAAGATTTTTTAGGTTTTTCTCACGAACTGTGCCGCTAACAGCAGCACCATGATGATCGATGTAGTCCATAATCAACGCTTAACGACAGAAATAGCGGGTTTACCCTGTTGGAAGACGGTATCGACCACCGCTTGCACCTTACGTGCCGTGGAAATGCCCACAGAAGAGTAGACAGGGATGCAGACCAACCCAAAGGACTTGGTGTAGTCTACAAGGGCACCAGGGGCGATCCTGCCGCTGCTGAGACCCTCTGCGTCGTCCTTGTGCAGACGAATGACCCGTCCGATGGTCTGGGAGATCCCAATGTAATCCATAGAGCGCATGAACAGCACTGCCTCCAGACCAGAGACGTTGATGCCTTCGCTCAGGATGCTGTGATGCAGAACCACAAACTTCTTGGAGTCATCCTTACCCCAAGCACTCAGAGTGTCGAAGAACACCTCACGGTTGACTTTCTGACCATCAATCACAGCACCAGTCTTGGACGTGATATACATCCAAGAGAAACCACGATCCTCCAGTTGCTTGCAGAAATCAGTCTGA